CTACTGTGTTTTCAGTATTCACTTCTTCATTTGTTTGTAAATTTTCTTCCAAATCCCTTACCTCCTTATTGTTTAATGCTTGCGCAACAGCTAAACTAAATTCTTCTAATTGGTTAAATTGTAAAAGTTTCGCTGATTTATATGACGGAGCAACATCTTTTCCTAAGATGGTGTGCGCCTCAAATACTAGGGGAGACTTATGATATTCAACACCATCTTTAAATTCATAGTTTGAATACAAATACTCACAAGACATTTGAATAGTTAAACCTTGCTCAAACCAATCAATCAATAATTGAATAGGTTCTTTAAATTGGCTGTACCACAAATGAGCATCTGCAACTAATACTTCTTTTAATTCACCGTCAATCTCAACTTCCTCAATGTAACCTTCAGAAGTAAAGACTCCGATAGGAATAGTATTACGTTTCATATACTCTCTACCGTTTCGATCAATAGATAACTCTGCTTCATGGTCGCCAAAGTCATCATCTTTAGTTCCTAACGAAGATTGTTCTTTGTATAAAGTACGGATAGGCTTACCTTTAATGGTTTTACCTAATTCTAAGCCTTCTTCTTTGCCGACAATTACGTTGTTGCCTGAAACTTCGAAATCTAATATTGTAAATTTACAATTCAACAATGTCGGGTCATCTTCATTTAAGCTAATCGAATTTAGCATTACATTTAATTCATTTTTTAAATCTTTACTCATTTATTCACCTCCTTAAAAGGGGAGATTTAATTAACCCTGTGTCTCACGATTCCGAATCGTATTATCATTTTCCAAATCTTCATCTGCAATACTAGGACGACCATTATTATTTTCGTCATTTGATGTAGTATGAGAAGTTTTCGGCGGTTGTAACATTTCATATAATCCTGATTCAATTTCAAACTTAGTTTGTTCTAGCATAGAATCATAATCCATTCCTATCATTTCGATATAATGTCTAGATGACCAACCTTTATCATTTAAACCTTTCATCTCTTTAAGTTTCTCAGTCAACGTTAGCGGTCTATCTTTGCAGTATTCCATATAGAAATTACCTTTTTGTTCAGTAGGTAGTATTAAATCGAAGAAACGTTGATATACCTCTGTGTCAATATCTTCAAGTAATACTGCCAACCTAGTAAAGAATATCTCATAATTCAATTTAGCTGAGTTATAATTAGCTCCTTCACCATTCATAGCTGTACCACTCAATCCTAATCCTGCGAGAATATCAGAGTTTGTTTGATTAAACTTGTCGCCATCCAAAGCTTCAGAATCTGGGTCATTAAATTCTAATTTAGCAAAGTTAGGAATAGAGACTAATGCCATACCTTCTTTGCTTCCTTCAGATAAAGCCTGCTTAACATTAGAATGAATAGCTTTAACTAATTTATCGGGTATAGAATTATAATCACGTTTTAGATTGTCTCCGTTATTAGATTCTTTACCGTCAAATGAACCGATAGTTAAAATAGCTACCGCATTGATAATTTTATTGGCTATAGTTTGCTCAACGTCTTTTAATTTACGTTTATGTAAAATATCAAACATAGAAGGGGTAATCCAACTAGTACCGTTAAAATGATTACGTTTTAATTTACCAGTAGATAAGACAAAAGTTCTGTCTATAGGAAGGGGAACAGTAGGCATTTCACCTTTACGATAGTTTTCATAGTCTTCTTTGGTGACATGAGGATTAAATTGTTTTAGCATTTCATTACGTTCAAATTCAGACATATCATTAAAGAAAGTCATGTCTAAAAACATCTGCCATTTACTACCTTTAGTCCTATAAGGATTCACTATGTACTTCAAATCATTAAAAATAAAAGGATAAAGATTATTTTTGTCACCGAGCCAAATACCAACTACATTACCATAAGAAGTATTCTGTTTTAATAAATCACGAGTTAAGCGTTTGTGATTAATTTTATGTAGATTCTTTTTAAGTAGGAGATAATTATTCTCAGAGTCTTTATCTTTGATGAAGGTTTTTATTGTGTAATCTAATCTAGGTGAGGATTCAATCAGCTCAAATAGTTGATGAATTTCAGCATTTATAATGTAAAAATAATTTGTGATATCATCAATAACATCTTGGTAGAATTCTGGATTCGAAAAGTATTTTTGAAGTTGTTCAGGAGTTACATCTTTAATGATGCCTTGTCTATATAATCCTTTAGCGAACATTTCACCATAAGTAACTACATATGAATTCATCGCATGTTGATATTCCGTTAATTGTTCTTCATTCATTTGATAATATTTTCACCTCCATTAGCGTAATACATATTCTCTATCTAAATCCCATTCATTATCATTTGTTAAATTTTCCGCTTCAAGTAATTTAGCTAAATAATTCGCAAACGAAAGAGAAGAGTATCTATCTTTACGCTTACCATTTTTCTCCTTCACCTTAATAAATCCACCCACGATTTCATGGTCAAGATTCACTAATTCGTTTACTAGAATTGTGGTCTGTAAATAAGGATTAATGTATTTAGCTTTCTTCTCTATAGAAGCGTTTTCGTAAAATTTCTTTTCTGATAAAAGTTCTTTTGCTTCTAAATCATTAATGGGTAATTCAATATTTGAATTCTGTAAGTTTACACGCAAACTAGTTGCTATTTCATGATTCAATCTACTACCTGCTTTAATGGACAGTATAACTGGAAGTGGATTTGGAGTTTTAGCACGTTGGCGCATTTCATCGTCATTGTAAGAACACCATGCTTCATACTCTACATCACGCTCTTCGTCATATTGAACTTTTACAAGCTCGTCGTACACAGCCCAATTTGTTATCCTAAAGGCTTTTTATCCTCTAGTTCTTACACTTCATTTCGTGCAAGTTCAGCATACGTTTTAATCTTGATTGAAATAAATTCATCTAATTGAAGTTTGTTATTTTCTTTTTTACCATAGATTTTATGAAATTCATTATGGCAAGAACCACACAACGTAATACCGTTAGATACGTCATGTCTTAAATTTTCATTACTAGAGAAATTACTAATATGATGCGCATTTAAATTTCCGCCTTTTTGATTACAACATTGGCAAGTATAATTGTCTCTTTCATATACTTCTTTACGCCACTTTTTATAATCAACACTCTGTCTCAATAGTGTGTTTTCTTTGGAAATTCCGCCTTTCCAATTGTAATTATTAGAACCTGAAATTTTCCAAACAAATTTCTTTTTAATATCTTCAGATTGAGTGGCGAATTCAAAACCATAACGCTCTAAATTAGTTTTCTTAGTTTTTAATTTATACATGTCGGTTCTCACAAATGAATCTGTACCATATTTCTCTATGTTAGTATTCTTAATTTTACGTTTGACTTCTTCAATTTGGAATGGGTTATCTACATTATACTTTTCATTAAAAGTATTTTTGATTTTATCTTTAACTACATCCGAAGTAATATGATGTTCTGTTCCGTACTTAGTAATATTAGATTCTTTAATTTTATTTTCTAGGCAACTTTTATTCTTACAAATATCTTTCAATGTAGTTGAATTCTGTTTAAAAGCTTTATGTCTATTATTGACTGTATTCTCGAATTGACATCCACAATAATCACATTCTATTATAATCTTTGCGCTAGAAGTAGATAGTACATCACTAACCAAGACTTCGAATTCTTCGCCCATCTTAGTGTATTTATAATTTAAAGATTCATAATATTTCTTTGTCTTTGGATTCCATTTAACCTTTGTAGTTTTAGATATAATCAAAATTAACCCACCTTTCTATTTCAATTTTAGATTTCGAGGACTCTTGGGAATATTATATTCTATTAAAATAATAGGTTCAATTCCTATGCGTTGCCCCTGACTAAACTTTTAAATTCAGCCTTCGGTTCAAGTTGGCATCTCAGCTTTCTTGCTTTATTCCTCGATTTATTACCTTATAATTTCTTATAAGGAGGACAGTCTGTTTATCCCGTTCCCGTGGCAGTCTAGTGCTATTTTAGACGCTTGGAAATCTTCGAATAATTGTTTAATTCGTATTGCTTGATCCTCAGAATGCTTACCTTCAATTGTCTCTATGTATGAAACTTTTCGGATATAATTTTTACCGTTCGGAATTAATCGCATACAAGTTACAACCGTAGCATCATTCGCTTTACCACCCATTAAGGCAATATCGACACCTAGTATACGAATTTCGCCGTCTTTTAATTTTTCTTTACGTTTATTCTTTACTTCTTGATAATCTACATTATCGATAGGGTAAAATATATTTTTAAGCTTTCTATTTTTATTGACGTCTTCTAATGCAAATAGCGCGTTTTCATTTTGTCCATACATTAGGTTTTCGTACTCCATGTGGAACGCGATTTCATCAAAATCTGAACTTTGCTTATCCTGTTCAATACGCCTCTTAGAAAGTAACCCATGATGAATAGAAGTTAAGTAATCTAACGAGAAAAACTTAGTATCCAAACCTTTTAACATATTATCTCTCGCGGATTGCATAGCTTTCCACATCCAATGAGATTCAAAATACGCAGAACTAATATATAGTTCGATGTTCTCTTCTTTTAAGTGTGCATATTCTTCTTTTTTTAGATAAGGGGGTTGGCGGTATACGTTTAGGAATGGTTTTAAAACTGTGTCTAAAACTTCTTTTGAAATCATACGAAATTCCTCATTTATAAGGATATTTCCGCGATATCCGCGTGAGTTTTCGCTAGAAGTTACCGCTTCGATAGTCGAACCATTATGGAAAATAACACTTGCATCATTTGCTGAAGATTTGATTTGTTTTATCTCTCTCGCAACATTAGGGAATTGCATTAGCTCTTTTTCTATTTTCTCGGTTATTATTAGTTTAGCTTGCTTTTTTACACCCGATGCTATGATTACCTTGGTATTTGGGTAAAGAATGCATCTTGCAACAGCAAAAATTGAAATCATATACGACTTCGATAGTCCACGTGCGGCAACGATCATAGTAAAAGTGTTCAAATTCATGAAAAATAACAATAACTTTTGGAAGAAGAATAACTCAATGCCCATATAATGCTCAACGAATCGATGGATATTTAGTCTATAAAACGATGTCCATTTTTTCATCTGAGTTCGCATATTCTCATTTTTAGATTGATTTTCGATAGCTTTCTTTTTAGGATTAGATTTAGTTAATTGATTCGTACCTTTTGCATTTTTATTGCGGTCAACTTGAAAATTAGAGTAGGAAGCACACATATCACTTACCATCCCCTACATCAAAATCTTTAGACACTCCGAAGATATTCTTCATTGGTCGCAATAACCATTTTTCGATATATTTCTTAAATCCATCATAATCCTCATAAGTAGGTTTATCTTCAAAATACTCACAAGGTTCATCATTTTCGATGGTTTTAATCCATAACCCATAAGTAGACAAACCTTTATCGTCATTGGCACCAGAAGATTGAATAGGCTTAATGTTACCGTCATTATGCATTTTAGATGATAGTTCCATCAAATCCTTATACCCTTTAATATTAACTTGTGATAATTCCTTTTCCGCTTGCAAATGAATTTTCGCTAAACCTTTATAGATATTAATCTGAGCAGGAGTATCAGTAGGGAAATTATTTACGTATTCACCATAAAAATCTTCTAGGAACATATAATCTTCTAAAGGGAATTCTCCCCACATTTTTCTAAACCTTTTCATATCTTCATTCGTAATATTCGATAGTAAATCTTCATCATTAGCTTCTACTGTTTTATTGTCAATCTCTGCTTTCAAAGTAAATTCGGAATCTTGCCATGTTAAATCTTTATTTTGGTTCATTGCGATATTTTTCATATAAATACGAAAATAATCCGAATCTTTACCTCGCTTATCAGATTCATCAATTGACGCATCCCATAATGATTGAATATATGGTCTATCGATTTGTCTAAGGATTGACTTAACTTTTTTCATGTCATATATATTCTTATATTCAGGTTGTACATAATCTAATATACATTGCTTACAAATCGGTAATGTCTTTGTTGCCTTATTCAGATAAGTAGACGAATAATAATAATCACCTAACTTTTTCTCATTTCCACAACAACTACATGTCTTTTTAACAACTGAATTAGTAGTTTTCATTTATTTCTCACCATCTCTCCATATAAAACAAAAAGAGAGGTTGTTTACACCTCTCTGTAAATTTAATTATTTAAATCGAACATCATATGTGCAAACTTTACCGTAGCCATCTTTAATAAGTGTAATTAAACTACCTGATACTGAAGTTTTCTTTTTGTTTACCGCATAATCATTGAAACTAGCGATAGCAGGGGACTGTACGTATTCTACATTACGAATACCATCTGCCGTAATTACTTTGTTATGTAAGTGATGTAAATGTCCTGATTTCATGATGTGTACTTTAACATTATAAATGTCCTGATAATCCTTTAATGAGGATTCAAGATTCTTCTCATCTTGACCGTGTACAGCTAAAATCTTAGTTCCTAGTACATCAAAATAGATAACTGGTTTAATTTCATAAACGTTAACTCGACTGTTGTTAGCTAAACGATTCTTAATGTACCATGAAATTAAAATTTCCACGTTTTCTTCACGGAATTCACTACGTCCACTATGTAACGGGCGACTTTCTGCATGGTTACCAGTTACAGAACGATAATCAATAGTTACATATTCGCTTAACTTGTTTAACCATTCAGCCATGAATTCAGCGCCAAACATAACTTGATCCATTACATTTAACTCTTGAAACTTAAGTTGCGATGTGTGAAGTAGACCATCCACGAAATCGCCTAGATTTAATACTGTAACGTGCGAAACTTTTTCTTTTTCTACAATCTCAATAGTACGCTCTAACAATTCCCACATACGCTTCTTGAAAATTTCAGTATTGTATTCAGAAATCACATTATCATCAAAGTCACGAATATCAACTTTCATACCAATGTGAGCATCAGCAATATCAACAATTAACTGCTGTTCATCATCAGTCTCACGTTGGATAATTGTAGGTACTTTAATGGGTTTAAGTTTCTTGATAGCATCTTCAATCTTGTCATAGATGTTTTCGGTACGTGCTTGCTCACGAATCCATTTGTTCAATTCTGATTTTTCGGCAGATAATTTATTGCGTTCTTTTTGTAACTCTAACTTTTTAATAGTTAATTTATCTAATTCTGCGTCGCCTGTATTATGGTTTTGAATATAATCTTTCCACTTTACATATTGGGCATAATCTTTGCGCCATTTCGATTCATCATAATTAGAACCGTAGTCTTCATTTAAAATTTTAGCGGCAGTTTTAGAATCAATTTCATAT